TCAATTCTCCACGCATTCCTTGTAGCCGAAGCGGTCGATGAGCACGCTGCCCGTCAGCGTATGGAACGCGTCGGTATCCATGTGGTGGCCTTCGAGCAGGTATTGCCGCAGAGCCGCATTGTAGCGGTACAGCGCCGCGCGGCTCGCGCGCGTGTCCGGACCGGTGACGTTCTCCTTGATGTCGTGCCCGGCGTGGAACATCAGCGTCGCGCTGCGTTCGACACAAACATTGCGGATGCCGAGGAACATCGTGCAAGCCGATTTGCAGACGCCTTGGATGCGAAACAATTCGGCGCTTGCATTGTATTGCCGCACGATCGGAAGAAAGTCGACGACGCGGCCGCCTTCCCCGTGGCCAAGCGACGTGCCATCCGCGAAAGCCGGCGAACTAACGATGACCCATGCGCCGAGACACCGGCCTAAAGACTTCATCATTTCCCCTTTGGGGGGAAACGCCGAACTCCAGGCTTTGGTTCTTGCCGAGGGCGAGACCCGAGGGCTCCTTCGGGGTTACGCTCGCTCGATCCCGCACGCGTGCCGCGGCTGGGACCGCCATACGAAAACCGCTTTTCCAAAACACTTGGCGCTGTTGGGGTATGTGTATGCGTATGGGGTGTGTTCCATGGCAGCAACCGACCAGGTGCGAGAGCACCGCCGACGTGCCCAGGAGTGCGTCGACATTGCGGCGAAGATCTGCGATCCGACGCAAAGGCTGTTGATTCTCGAAATGGCCCGGACCTGGATGCATCTGGCGGAGAGGGCCGAAAAGGAACGTGCGGACATCGTTTGGGTCAACTGAGACGCTGCCCTGCAAAGCATCGCGCGTGCGGGGCTACGATCCCATCTTTCGCGACACCCACTTTTGCCGCAAACGCAGGTCGGCCATGGCCGACCTGCGAAGCGTTGGCGTCGGCATCACCTTTGCCGTGATCAATGGAAGCCGCTTCCTTGCCCCGAGATCTTTCCGGCCAGGTCGACGGCGCCAGGCACGCTCACCGCCGACGCATAGGCGTGCATCGAACGTCGCGCAGTTCGGGTCGGCGACGCGCTCAGGTGAGCATAAGCATAACGCGTCGGCGATGCGCTCATGAGCTCGAAATGCCCGGCGTCCGCGTTTGCCCACACGGCGCCGTGGAGGAGGCCGTGCCGTTCCGCCATCGCGGTCACGCCGGGCGGGAATGCCCGCGTCACGCGATTGCGGCCGGTCTGATTGATATCGATCGCGAGACCGCGCGGATGCATGTTGCAACCGCGACAACTGCCATGCGCCCGCCAGCCGCCCATGAAGTCGATCCGATAGCCGGTCGCTTCGAGCTCGCTTACGAAGCCCTGGAATTTCGCCGCCGTGCTGGCCGTGACGCAGGCGATCGCGCCTGAGGCCGCGCGCACGGTCGACAGCCTTCCGCCGCAGGTCGCGTGGGCGCGCGAAACATGCGCGCGGGGAGCATCGGTCGCGCGGCCGACCCGCACACGCTTGCGAACCGACGCCTGGCGCACGCAGCTGCTGCGCGCGTCTCCCGCTTCCGAACCCATCACGGCCGAACCGCAGGCGGCCGAGGACATATAGGATCTTTGCTGACGCGCATCCGCGGAGCCGATCGAGGTCGCCACGAGCACAACGGCAATCGCCGTTGTCGAAGATAGATGTCGCATTGGCATCTCCCATCGTGTTCAAAACCAAGTTGCGTGCTAACACGCGGAAACGCCGAGCGGCTCGAAAGCGCGAATTAACCTGAACATCGAAGGGAAACGTTAGGGTTAAGTGCGCCGACGCGGACACTTTCGCAGGCGTTTCGACGACAAAACGAGATTTATCGCGGTGATCTTGCCGACGTGGAATGCAATTACGTTTCGCGCATTCACGAATTAGGCCGTGGATTTTTTTTCGTGCGAGCAAATCCGCTTTGCGTCGAATGCGGAATAGGTATTGCGTTGCTGCCGCGCTAGATAATTCCGAAACGCTTTTTCCGCTCCGCGAGGTCGTTCAATTCGCGCTGCGCCAGCTTGCCGCCGTTGACGACGTTGGCCAGATGATCGCGCACCTTGGCGACGACCTGACAGGCCTGCCACAGCCGCTCGCGCGCGTCGGTGTCGCGTGCTGCGGTCTCGCGCCAGGCCTTGGTGTATTCGCGGTCGAGCGTATCGAGCGCTTCCTTCAGCAGCTCATCCTCGAGCAGCCGCTGGGCCCGCGCAGCCCGCTCCGTCGCCCGCGTAAGTGCGATTTCGCCGGTCATTGGTGCATCGCCATGATGAGAGCCATCACGTCTTCGTCGTCATCGTCGATCGACGACGCCGAACGGCCGATCGCGGCTTGCGCAGCGGCCGCATGGGCGACGGCGCGCAACCGATCGATGCCGCGCGCCGCCGCTTCCTGGTGGGCGAGCGCCAAGGCATTCGCGAGCGCTTCCCCTTCTGCCTTCGATGCCTCGCGCGCTGCCCCGCGGCGCTCCGCCTCTGCGAGCTGCCGGCGGCGTTCCTCCGCCCGCCCGCGGAGCTTTTCGTCGGCAATCCTGCGGGCCTCAGCGGCGCGCTGACGGTCCCCTTCGTCGAGCAAGTCGCGCCAGCGCTTGCGCGAGAACGTGCCACCGCTGATCGAGGAGCCGACGCTGTCGCGATCGAAGTCGATGCTGGAGGGCGCCGCAAATCCGGTGAGCGTAAAGATGCCCGCTCCAAGCGAAAAATCATCCGCCTCCGTGATCGCAAAGGCAGTCAGCGCGAAGGCGCCTGGCGCAGCCGTGAGGCCGCGAAGCAAAACCGCTACCTCGCCGGCGAGCGTATAGGCGCCCTGCCCTACGACCTCGCCAAACTTGAAGGTGGCGGCGTCCCCAGTGAGTGCGTAGGACGCGCCGCCGTAGGTGACATTCGAGCCGACCAGGCTCCCGAGGCCGATGGTGACGTTTTGCGACGATCCAACGTTGTTGCGCAGGAAGACGACGGCAAGCAGCCGATCGGTCGCGCCCCACGCGCCGAGATTGACCGACCCGAGCGAAAACGTGATCACTCCCGTCGTCAGCGCCTGTTCGGGCGTAATCGGCGATTGCGCCTGGAAAGCGCCGACGCTGTCTGTTCGGATGAACTGCACCGAGCCAAACACGTTGGCATTGCCGGCCGTAACGGTGAGCGCAACTGAATAGTTGGTGGTGCCCTGCAACGTGCCGGGCTCGCCCGAGGACGTAATGGCCCAGAGCGAATTGGTGGCGTTCCCCGCGATCGTCGCGGCGAGACTCCCCGCCGTCAGCCCGGTCCGCAGCAGGCTTTGGTTGTAGGTCCCTCCCGAAAATCCGCTGCTCGCCCCGTCGATCGCAAAGACCGCATTGGCGAGGGCGCCCTTGAGTGTGACCGCCTGTCCCGTCAGCGCGAAGGAAGCTTGCGACGCGACAAGGTCGATCGTCTTCCGTCCGGAAATCTGCCCTGGCGTTGGTTTTCCGAGAGCGTCAAAGCCGAGCATTTAAATTTCCGCGTCCATCCACATTGTGGCGTTGACGTTGCTCGGGGTGAAAAAGGCCGGCCGGTTCGCGGTGACGGCTCCACACGAGACGTTCACATTCACCGTATCGATGGACGTGATCGATCCGACGATGGACGTGATGGGCGCCGCCACGGCGGCGTCATTCACGTTCCAATTTGCAAAGTTGTTGACTGTGACCGTCGGCGGTCCGCGCATCGGGATGACAAGATAGAAGATAAGCTCGCCGGACGTCGGTCCCGTCGTGCGCGCCGCGCCGTACCGAGCGCTCGTGTTCCCACCGATGGAGCGGAAGTACCGCGCGCACAGCGTATTCTCATAGGCGACATTCCGGCGCTCGATGGCCGTCGCCTTATCGCCAGGCTCCAGAACAATGTCGGTGAAAAACAGCACATCGTTCGCGCTGTACGCCTTGTCGTCATTCCAGATGATCACCGCAAGGTTGACCATCGATGCGCCGGTACTGGCCGTGACGCTAAACCTCGTCGGTGTGACGGTGACACCGAGATTTGCCGGGGTATTGAGGAAAGCCCATCCAGCGGCAGGCGTCGGCGTCACCCCATCTGCACCCCAGGTCGAGATGGGGTCGGCCGTGGTGTTGTCCTCTGCGCCCGTCCATTCGAGGATGCCCATCTTGATGTTGCCGAGACGGACATTCGTGACCCAGAGAACCGCCGAGAGTGTAACCTGCGTACTCTGCAAGTCCTTACAGTTGATGCCCTCGATGACCTGGAAAATTCCACCTTTGTCGGTAGTTCCATTAAATCTGACAGCACCATTAAACCGGTTCGCGAGAGTGTTGTTTCTCCCAGTGCATGACGTGTTTCCAGACGTTTCGCACAATGCGCGCCAGCGGTCCGCCCAATAGGCGTTGTCGCTGATGGCCGTCGTCACCCCGATATAACGCTGGTCGATCGAAAAGGTCGGGTTGATCAGCCGGTTACGGAACGATGGTGAAAAGCTCTGGTCGACCACGTCCTCGGCAAGCAGGACGACGCCCACCTGCGGCGCGACCGAGAAGCTGATCTTCGCCTGCGTGCCAGACGAATTGAACAGCACTGTGGTGCGGGCGAGCGAGGTGCCGGACGACGTATAGGCTCCGTACCCCACCTCCCATTGGGTCAGATCGGCGCTTTCCGCCCGATAGCGATAGACCGTGCCATTGACGGCGCCGGCGCCCGCCGGCGTCTGATAGCCGGTGACGGCGGCGGAGACGACGAAGTCCCCGGTGCCGCTCGATACCGCGGTGAATTTGCAAACGTCGAGGAAGCCGACCATTTTATGCCAACTGCAATACGCCGTTGATGGCGTCGAACTGGACCTGGAAGCTGTTGCCCGCCGTAATCGTCAGGTTGGTCCCGTAGTCGTACCAGCCGATCAGGTTGAGGCTCGCGGCGGTGGCGTTATAGAGCACGCAATAGCGGAACGGCCCGATCGCGCCGGGCGTCGCCGTGTAGGTCACATTGTTGAGCCTGAGGGCGTAAGTGCCGCCGGTCTGCGACGACGACACCAGCGTGGCCTGCGTGCCGCCCGCCGTATAGCCGTTGCCGGCCGCGATCTCGGTGATGTCGGTCTTGACCGCGTTGGCGGCGACCGGCGCGGTGTTGGTCAGCATCACCTTGAGGGTATCGGCGCCGAGATTATGCACCTTGTTGGCGACGTCCGCCACGAAGGCGTTGAACTTGTTGAATGAGGCCATGCTTTATTTCTCCCTATCGACTCGACATTCGTCATCATTGCGCCGACTGCGGGCAATCCAGTAGACGCCGACGTCTGCGACGTCTGCTCTCACGGCGCCGAAACGGAGTGCTGGATGCCCGCTTTCGCCGGCATGACGAGCCGGGATTCGTGACTACCGGTCTCAGCCAATCGGCTCGACATGCGAGACGCGCCCGGCCGCGTCGCGCACGACCCGCATGCCCTTCGGATGCGGTGGCGGCGCGTGCACTTGCGCGCTGGCTTGCGCGAGCGCGCCCAGGATCTTCTCGAGGTCGACCGCGCGCGGGTGCCCATCCGGACCCGGCTGCGCGGCGAACTCGGCGGCACGGGCCGCCATCATCATGGTGTGCTCGCGTAGCTTGAGGTCGTGCTCGAGCAACGCCATGCGCTGCTGGTGCTCGAATTTCTGCTGTGCGAGAGCCGCATCGGCCTGCATTCTGGCGGCCTCATGCTGGGTATCGGCCTGCTGCTTCGCGGCGGCGACCTGCATCTCCTGCTGCGACTGCGCCGCATGGGCCTGGGCCTTGATCATCTCGGGGTCGGGGCGCGCCTGCGGGGCGGGTTGCGTCGTCGGGTCGGTGAAGAACTGGTCGACGTTGGGCAGACCGACGAGCCGGGCCGCCTGCCGGGCGGCGTTGTAGAGATTCTGGTCGGTGACCAGGTTGCTCTTGCCGGCCACCAAGGCTTCCCGCTGCAAACCGATGATCGACATGATGTGCGCGAGCTGCTCGCTCTTGCCCCCGGTGCCCAGCCCGACATGCACCGTCATGTCGTTGCGGGTCTTCCAGTCGCGCGGATCGACGGTCGCCCACTGATTGCGCAGCCTGAAGGTCTGCTGCTGATCGCCGTGCTTGCGGATGGTGGCGTGGACCAATCGGAAAAGATCGCGGATGCCGGTCTCGGCGAAAATGCGCGCGATCAGCCGCATGCGGGCCTGGGCGGCGGTGAACACCTGATTGACCGCAGTCGCGCTCTGGTTCAGCAGGCTGTTGGCGTCGATGCCTTGCCCCTGGCGGGTGACGCCGGTGCGGAATTCGCGCGTGGCGTCCATATATTCCATGATCGGAAACACCTGGGCGGCGATGCTGGGGACCTGCTGCCAGTTGAGGCCGCCGGGCTGGCGCGTGCGCACGATGCCGCCGGGCCGCGACACCAGGAGATCGTCGAGCGTCTCGGGCGAGGCGAATTGCTCGGCCACCTCGACCCGCGGGTTGTTGGCGAGGTAGGCGTTGTCCAGCATGCTGCGCAGCAAGGCCGTCTTGATGCGCTGGATGTCCATCACCAGATCGGCGATCGAGCGTCCGAAGAAGCGGTGCGTCACGATCACCGGGGTCATGGCGGCGAACGGGATCTCGTCGATCGGGCGGATGTCGGGCTTGCCGTCCCTGGTCAGGATGTCGCCCTGGCTGCCGCCACTGGTCACCTGATAGAGGCCCGCCTTGCCGTCGCCCTCGTAATCCATTCGCACATAATGCTCGGTGACTTCGATGCGCCGCGCCGCCTTGTTGTTCTCGTCTCCGGTGTATTGGTACTCGTTGACCGTGTCGCGCTGCACTTCCTCGGTATTGGTGATGTTGGAATAGGTCGGCAGCGCGTCGATCTGCGCCTTGTCGTAGCCCTGGGCAATCAGCTTGGCGGGCGTGAGCAAGACCTTGTGAAACGCATAGTCGCAATCGCGCAGCGAGCGCGCGTTGCGGCTGATGCCGAATTCCTCCGGCGGCACCGGCTCGATCCTGACCCCGGCGGCGCTTCTGGCGCGCACGCATTCGACATCGTGCAGCATCGGCGGGTCTTCGGGGGGCTCGTCGCCTTCAGGCGACGTGACCGCCGGGCGCGCGCTATGCGCCACGATATCGATATCCGGGTCGGCCGCCAGGACCGCGTAGCCGTCGTCGGGCAGATCGTAATAGGTCTCGCGCTCCTCGCGCGTGCGCTCTTCCCACCACACCTTGACGACGCCCACCTTGGACAAGAGCGCGTCCTTGACGAAGGAATAGAGGATCAGGAAACCCGGGTTGGCCTGCATGAAGACATGGTTGACGTAATCGGTCTCCTGCTCGGCGGCGGCGACGTCCTCCGGGCCGACCGGGTCGAAGCGCACCACCTCGTCCCCGCCGCAAAAGATCTCCATCAACGACGGCATCAGGCCCTCGATGGTGTCGGCGACGTCGGTCGACACGGCGCGCGAGCGGCCCTCGGGCGACGGCATGTCGTGCGTCATGTCACCGAGGTAATAATCCATCGCGTCGGCGCGCTCGCTCGACAGCTTCGAAGCTGAGACCGCCGCGAGCGCGTCCGCGCGTTCGGAGGCCAGCATGGCCTTAAGATCGGACAACGACATTTTGGGCATGGAAAGATGGAACTCTGTGGTTGGGGTGTTGTGCGCGGCCGTCGGGTCCGGCATGACCCGACGGCCTCGCGGTGAAGAGCGCCGCGCTTCGATTCGAGATTCGCGTTGAGTTGTTCGGTCAGGGTGCTAAGTAGACACACCCGCCGCGTATCCGGCCTTCCTCCCGGGAGGCGGGTGGTTTCGAGTGGTTCCCATGACTGAGGCAGAGCGCTTACGAGCGCAGGCGGAGCGATGCTTTCGACTTGCCGAGCAATCGGTCGCAGTCGACGTCGCGAACTCCATGCATCGACTGGGCTGTGACTTTCTCGAGCAAGCGAAGGCTGCGGATCGTGGGCGCTGCGAACTCCATAAGGCGTCGCCCGGGCTTACCCGGCCGGCGACCGAAGGCGGACACCAGCCGGCGCAACAACAACAGCAAATTCAGCCCAAGGATGATGACGACGCCATTCCTTGAGGCGTGAGCGTCCGCGTCCTGTGTCGGAACGCTAGCCGGCGTCCTGGCCCGGTTGCGGCGACAAATCCAGAATTCTGATTCGGAGCGGATAACCGGGAATGAGCCTGTGCCCGGCTTCGACCGCCTGCACCCGGCCGGTAAACGTGCCGGCCTTCCCTTCAGCCGTCAGGCCATCGATGGTGATGGTCTGTTTGCGAATGAGCGCGGCCCGGCATCGATATTCGTCATCGGGTTTCGCATAGAACTCGCTCATAGACCCCTTCCGAAAGCGGTCCCGAAGTCGAGATTAGCCTGGTTGTGAGGGCCCAGAAGGTTGCCCGGCAGGGTCCTGAGTCGCGTGCGTCGTCCTTGTCCCGCGAATCTTGCCGGCTTTCTCCGCCAGCTTCAACCAAGCTTGCGCCATTTCAAGGATAAACAGCTTCTGCGCCGCATTGGTCATTTGGGCGGCCAATGCAACACACTTCTCGGCATTGCGCCGATATCCTGCTGCATCGTCGTGCTGCGTCATGCGCAGAATCTCCCTCATAACGTTCGTAATTCACCTAGGGCGGGATGGTTCCGCCCGTCTCATACAATATTTCGCGCCGCGCACCGATTCTCAATACGCATTCGGACGAGTCGATACGCTCTATGCGACGCGCCCAGCGGATTTTCCAGCAGGCGCAATTCCAACCGTGGATTTTTCCCCGCGCGTCTTAGCCGAGGCCATCAAAAAAGGCGGCCAAGAATAAAGATCAGCCCGCTTCTCAGCGCTTGTTTCAACAACCGAAAAACAACGGATTTACAAGCTGTCGCTTTCCGTCGTTGCGAGAAGTTGATCGGCCTGCTTCGTAAGCGCGATGGCCTCTTCCAGCAAAAGCCGGCTCGCCAGAACGCGGCGCCGACTTGGGCACTCCGTTCGCGGATCGGTGGCGGCCGTGAGTGACTGAGCTTCGAGCTTGGCAAGTCTCTGTTCGAGCGAGCGCGTCATTTCTTGATCCTCTTTTCCACGATGGTCAGGCGTTTGTCGATATCGGCGGTCGTGAGCGTTTGCGCAAAGCCCTGAACGACCTTGGCAAGCTCGGCCGCCTCCGACGGCGACAACTCGCCGTCGGCAATGGCTTGGACTATCGTGCCCATCGCCCCGACGGCGTCCGCCGCGATCGCGAGCTGCGGCAGGTCGAAGGAGACCGGCCGGTGGCGATTGGGCGGGCAGACGCGATCCATGCACAAGCGAAGCGCGGCCATATCGCCCTCCTTCGCGAGATCGATCGCGATCCGCGTCAACGCTTCGGCATCTTCGTCGAACAGCTTTTCGGCGGCGATGGTCCGCTTGTTGCGCGCACCAGGCGGGCGACCGGTCGGATTGCCGCTTTGACCTTTCTGAAACGTCATTTTGGTTTCCGTTGATCGGGTTGAGTCGTCGCGTTTCGTTCACAGCATCAATCGGCATCACCGGGTGCCACAGGCATGGCCCCGGCCTCGTGCTGCTTTTCCTCGGCCTCCCATTGCGCCAGCAACGCCATCAACTTCGCGTGGGTCATGGCGTTGGGTCCTTCGCAAGTCAGCCAGTAGACGCACAGGGGCCGATCGGCCTCGCTCAACTCACCGGCTGCAATCATCCGGTCGATCGTGGCTGGAACCTCGCGTTCCTCCGCACAAAAGATCGGGATCTGGTCGCCTTCGATTTTGGATTCGATCTTGGCGAGCCGTCTTTCGATGGCGCCCTTCATTCGTCGCACTTTCCGCGGTTTCGGCATCGAAGCGAAAAACGCTTCGCAGCTCATTGAGACGCAAAACGCCCGCTCGGCTTCTCGGCGGGCGCAATTCCAACTGTGGATTTTCTCCTAGCCCCTCACGCGACCCCAACATGCGGATATGCCAGCTTGCGCCGAAAGCCGGCGTCGCTCGTCACCGGCTCGGCGAAGGTGAGCGCGACTGCGTCCCATTCGTCCGGGCTCGGCACGCCGCGCTGGCGCATCTTGTCCTTGCTTTCCAGGATGAGCCGCGTGTGGCTGTCGTAGCTATAGGTCGGCCCGCAGGCGTCCGCTTGCAGCGAGTCACGGTCGGGGATCTGCGCGCCGCCTGGGTCCTCCAGCCACTCTTTCGATTTGAGCCACATCTCGGCGCGCCGGTTGAACGGCCCGCCCGAGGGTTGGCCGTGCGCGTCGAGTGGGGGCGGCTCCATGGGCGATGAGCCGAAATTCACCGGCCGCACGATCTCGCCGAAACCCATCTCACACAGCCGGTCATAGACCCCTGCCCCGACCCCACCGACGTCGACAAATACACGCGTGGGCTTTTCCTTCTCGATGACCTGCTTCATCCAGCCGGCCGACTGCATGGTGTCGAGCCCGACGCGGCTTTCGACGCCAATCACTTGACGCCCGCGCCGGCGCGCCAGCGCGTGCCGGTCGCCGCCCTTCCAGGCCGGATCGAAACCGATGACCAGCGGGCCTGACGGTTCGCATCTGGCTTTGCGGGCTCTGGCGACCAGCGCCGCCGGGATGAAGCTGTCATGTCCCGACATCTGAAACGCCTCGGCCGCCGTAGCGGGATATTCCTGCCGGAACAGCGCCGGGTCGCGGAGATCGCCGATCTTGGCGCGGCGCCACACCATCTGGGCAAGGTCGAGGCCGTAGAGCCGCTGATACTCGGTCTCTTCCGGGTCGAGCGCAAAACCCGGCGGCGGCGCGATGCGGTATTCGTCCTGCCAGTACCACGGCACGAAGATCGCGATGAAATCGCTCTTGCCGGAGTCGGCCTCGCGCCACTTGGTATGAAACAGATTGCCGAACCCGTTGGCAGTCGATTCCAGAATGATTTCGGTGTCCGGCATGTCAGGCACCGCCTGGAGCACCCCGGCCGCGTGGCTGTCGGCATTCGGCCAGAACGCGACCTCGGAGCCATGCAAAAGCTGGATGGTGCTGGATCGTCCGGCGCCTTTCGTTCCCGCGGTGGCCACCCGATAGCCGCTATCGAGGTCGTCGAAGCTCAGCTCCTTAGCGTTGGCGGCGCCGGTGCGCGGCCGCACGTCGTCGGGGCAATGGGCGTGGAAGCGGTCCACCATGTCGAACAGGTTCTTGGTCGCCGCATCCTCATGCGTCAGGATGAACACCCGCAGGCCGCGGCCGTGAATGGCGCGGTGGTAGAAGCGTCCGCCCACATAGGTGCTGCATCCCTGCTGTCTCCCTTTCAAGATGAGCGCCCGCACGCGGCCGACGTCGGCGCGCTGCTGTTCCAGCCTTGTGTGAATGAACTGCTGCACGCGGTTGAGGCAGAACGGAGTTATCGCCCCGGCCTTGGCCCTGATCTTGAGACATTCGCGCGCGAAGGCTTCGTAGTCGGCCGCGAGCCGTGCCTTGCGTTCGTGCCTGGCAAGCTCCGCCGCGACCGCCGCCCGCAGGCGCGACCGCGCAGCCGGCGCGAACCGTTTCGAGAAGTCCGCGAAGCTCATGGTTGCTCACGTGTTGGCGGGGCGTCAGGATGAAGAAGTTTCAGCCGACCAGATCGCTCCACTACGCCGGCTTCGCACCGGCCCCGAGGCATTGTGTGTCTGTCGGCTGAAACGCAAAGCGCCCGCGCGGCTTCCCGGCGGGCGCAATTCCAACTGTGGATTTTCTCCTAGCACATCCGGCGACGATCGTCAAAAAAATGGCTGTCAAGACTCTTGATCGCTCGCACTTAAAAAAATTTCAGCCGACCAGATCGCTTCACGCGCCGGCCCGACCGGCCCCGAATCGTTGATCGTCTGTCGGCCAAACGCAAAGCGCCCGCTCGGCTTCCCGGCGGGCGCAATTCCAACTGCGGATTTTCTCCTAGCCGAACTACCGGCAGTCGTCAAAAAAATGGCTGTCAAGACTCTTGATCGACGGCGGCGACGCACGAGTCACTCATCTTGATCGGCTGGATGACAACCCCCGGTTTGCTCCTTGCCGCGGGCGCACAACCAAAATATTTCGCACTCGACTTGAACACAGTGGCGATGTATTGCGGCGCCCCCGAGTCGAAGGAGCCGCGATGTCAGTCGACCACCGCGCCATGACCGAGCATCGTCTGGAGAAGAGCCGCCGCATTCTCGAACGGCAACGGCAACTGATCGCGGCGAGACGCGCGTCCGGCCAACCAACGACGCACTCCGAACAGGTGCTCGCGACGTTCGAGCGAACCCATGCCGCCTTCGAACGCAGTCTCGTGTGGATTGTGAAGGAGCAGGAGAGCCGCGCGTGGCCCTATTGAAGGGGCGCGAATCGAATCGTCTGAATGCAAACCGATCGCTCGGCTTCCCGGCTCAAGCGCCGGTGAGCGAGCACAGGGCCGGTGCACGTATGACTCTTGGAGGAGTCCCGGCCCCACACCCGCTCGGTCAAGATGTATGGTGAAAGGCTACCGCCCCGCAATCAGACTCCCACTTTCGCGATCACTCTGCGCTGCCGTCTTTCTTTTCCCCCCGTGCAACGATCCTCAGCGTGTCATCCGGCGACGGGCGTTTTAACGACAGCGCTGGTACGCCGGCGCCGGTGAGCACGTGACCCACGCCGCGTGTCGCATGAGGAAAGTCGCGCGCGACAAAAGGTGTCGATCGCGCCAAGACGCTTGGCTAGACCGCCGCCTTCGAGGATCAGGATTATGTGGGTCGTCAAAAGAAACGGCTTGGTGTGAAGCCTGAGGAAGGCACCAACTGAGGCGGCCTAGGCATTGGCGCGGTCGCTCTTGAGGACTGCCACTTGGCGCCTACCTTCCCACACTTCAAGGGTTGAACCGTTCTGAACGGCTTTCGCGTGTTCGACCGCCTCCCGGTCCTCATCATAGTTCGCAATCTCGGGCGAGGTTTGGATATGCCCGTCGTCGGTCAATGTGTAAATTCGGTAGTGCGGCATGTTCAGTCTCCCGATCACAGGCGGGAGCTCGACCGCTCTCATCACCGATGCCTGGCGCAGCGCCTCTATCGGTAACGTCCGCTAGAGTACAATGTTCGGTACCGGACTCAAAGTTAAATTGGGTCCATGCTGTGGATAGAGGAATTAGGACACTGCTTTCCGCAACTTAGGACACCGACCCTGGAATTAGGACAGAGCCGCTGCTCCAGATGGTGACGGGCGGCGCAGAGCGCGACCTGCGTGTTCCGCACCATCAAGGCGTGGACGTAATGTGTGTTGCGCTTCGTCCGCTACCGGTCCCGCGTCTTGGCCGCGGCCCGTGCCTCGGCATCCTTCGCCAGGCGATCATAGGTCGTGGCGACTTCGAGCATCAGCCGCCTGGCGTCGAGATCGTCCAGATTGGCCGCGTTGGCGCGCGCTTCCGCAGCGCGTTCTCGCCAGTGCCGGGCATCGTGCCGAATGGATTCCGACATGGCGGTGCCGTCCGCGGGCGCTCCTAGTTCATCGACCTGCGCTGGGACTTCGCAGCGCTCTCGCGCTCGGCCAAGCGCAGCTCCGCTTCGGCCAGGGTCAGGTAATGACTGGCGATCGATTCGTAATGGCCGCGCAAGACCGGGTCGGTCTGAAGCCCCGCGAGCTTCTGGCATTCCTCGGCCAGCGCGCTATAACGCGTGGCCCTCGCCGCCGCCGTCGGCACGTTCGAATCCCCCACCCGGTGACGCCCCCGCCGCCAGTAAATAGCGCCCGCGGCCGGCGTCAAGAGTTCTCGTTAACCACCCCGAGATGACTGTCGCAACCTTTCGGCATCCCAAGGGTTAAAGGCACTAATGCTCCCTTCGCACGGGCCCGGTCCATCATGACGGAAGCCAAACGCCTGCACGCCGAGGCCGCGCGCTATCAGCGGCTCGCGCAGCAAAGCCAGGCCAGAGACGCGCGGGAGACCTTCATCAAGATCGCGGGCGAGTATCTGGAGCGCGCGCGGGCGCTCGAGCGCAGCCTGGCGTGGGGCCAGCCGACGCAACTCGAGGTGAAAAAAGAATAGGTCCGCGCCCGCCAGCGAGTGTCCCGTAAAGAATTTCGAGCTTTACGTCCCTTTCCGGACTTAACCAGTGCCCCTCGCTTTACGAGCCATCGGCCGAGAGCGCCGGCCGC